ATGTTTATTGTCTTTCTCCTTTATGCTTATCTAATTTATCTAAAATTTGTGTTAGTAGTTCGTTTTTAACTACTCCTACCATTGATGCATTTTTTAAAATAGAGATTAACTGAAATACTAAAAATGGAGCCATAATAGTCTCACTTAACCAATTTGTCCCAGTAAATCCTCTTTCTATTGTTAATATAGCTGAAAGCATTACTGTCCAGAATATAAATGTTTTTAATACACTTAATGCTTTACAAGTTTGGAATCCCTCTCTTTTAATTCCAGCCCAAACACCGAAAAATCCGTCAGCAAATATTACAAATGCTACCGAAAGGTATTGTTCTATGTTATCTGCTGTTAGATTCATAAAATATGAACCTATAAATGCGCAAGCTGTTGTCAATGATAATGTAATTAAAAGTGAAGTTTTCATCTTATGTTTTACTATTTAACGTATTCGTAGTATTTTTTAGTTTTTTGGTTTCTATCCTCTAACCCGTGAGTACCACCGTTAATTCTTTTTGTAAGAGCTAATATAGCTGCATCGTTAATTCCTTTGTCGCATATCTCCCACAATTTGTTTTTATCAAAGAAGAACATTGCTGATTCAAATGAATATTCTGTAGCTACTAAATCAGGGTTAGTCATGATTTCTGGTTTTTGTAAATACTTAGCGAATGCAGCATAATTATCTTTTCCAGTTAATTGTAAAGCACCTCTACCTCTGTATTTCCAACCATCTCCTGATTTTTCATCACCGTTACCCATCCTAGATGCGTAAACTCTGTTTGCGATTTTTTCAGGATTTCTAGCATAAGACTCTTCTAAAGTACCTGGAAAATATTTTCCAAATATACCTTGAAGACCTTGAGCTGAATAGTTTAAATTTTCAGAAAACAATTTATAACCACCTGTTTCGTGAGCTGTTTGAGCAAAGAAATGCGCAGCTCTAACAGGAGTTAATTTATAAAACTCCATTGCTTTTTTCATAGTACCAGGACCGAATGCTCCGTCTGCTGCTACTCCTATTTTCTTTTGTAAACTTTGTAAACTCATACCTTAATTATTCGTCGTTGTTTGATTTGTTTCCGTTTTTCATTGCTGCAAATTTTTCTAATACATCTGGAAGGAATGAACCTAATGTAATGTACATAAATGCGTCGAAGATGTACTCGTTTAATTCTAAAGGTTTGCCGTAATAACCTGTAACTAGGTCTACTGCAATGGCAATTACCATTACCATAAATGACATGAATCCAATTACAACTTTTTCATTGTAATCATTTGATTTTTTAAAAATACTGAAAAATCCCATAAAATATGTTTTTAAGTTAATTAATTATGTAACCTACTTTCAAAACAAATTATATAACATTTGTCGATAAATATTAATTTAAAGCTGATTCTAATGCTTTTTTGATAGCTGATGCAAATGAAGTTTTATTGAATGGTAAATTATCATCATTTAAATCTAAAAACATAGATTGTGTTGATGTTTCGGCTAATCCTTCACCTAATAATTCTTTATCACCTAATAATACTTTTATTTTTACTATAGTTTGTTTTTTATTTTTAGCAAATGGCCCTAATGACATTCCTTTAGAAGGCGCTTCTATAGAATAAACATCAATAATAACAGGATTACCATCTTGACATATAGAATATTTGTCAGATATTAATTCTTCAGCCATTTGTTTAATACCAAATGTAATTCTTTTTTGACTCATTTCTTCGATTTGAGCACTTGAAGTTATTTCTTTAACAGTATAACACTCTTGTGAAAACATGAAAATAGGAAATAATAAAATAAAAATTAATTTTTTCATATTGTTTAATAATTTATTTTCCAAAAAGGAAATTAGAAATTTTATCGTAGAACTTTTCAAATAATTGATTTAATGTTTTCATATATTAGAAATTTAATTTACCTCCTGTGAGTACTTGATAGTTTAGGAATGATTCACCAACTTGGTATACTCCTGTAAAGCTTACGTTAAACTTGAATGTTTTTGTTATTTTTATGTCCCATGAATTAAAGGGTACAGCTAATATTCCGGCGTCCCACCATTTACCTTCATAGAATTGAGTGAATGGAGAATAAACTCCTAATATAAGTATACTAGTACTAACTCTATCACTTACTTTAAAAGTAGTATGAACACCTCCTACGGCAGACATATTTAATAGAGATCTTTCTCCCATTTTACCTGCTGTAAAGTTTACACCAAACATACCTGTTAATTTTTTGTTTACTTTATATGATTCTAGTACTGTAGTTGTACTAAAGAAGTTTTTATCGAAATCCATCATAAAGGATTGAGCACCTACTGTATTTAATTTTCTAGATTTATTAACCCAAGATTTATAAAAAGTAACATTTAAGTTATTAACCCCTGATGTGAAATTAAATAATACTCCTTTAATCCTAGTTCCTCTTGTGTTAGCATGAGTTATACTTCCTACAAATCTAAAGTTTTGAGTTTGATCAGTATTAGCTATTGCTACTATATCTCCAGAAGCGATTAAACTTCCTGCATTTTTTGTAGCAGCATTAGATTTTTTACCTCCACCTGATGTACTCCCACCATCAGCTGACCCACCATCTATTGCGTTTGATAAAGAGTTAGCTAAATTGCTCCCACCTCCACTTGATCCTTCTACAGATGACTCAGACGTTGAACTTCCTGTTGAAGTTGGTTGATCTGGATTTGTAGTTTCTCCTCCTTGTTGAGGTGTTCCTGATGCAGGTTGTGAAGGTGTTCCTCCAGTAGAACTAGGATTGGTTTGGCTTCCTTGATTTTGGTTACCTGTTGAGCCTGTTCCAGTAGTTCCTGAATTTGATCCTGCAGATGTATTTGAATTTGATTTTTTGTCATCTTTTGAGTTTTGGTTAGTACTACCTTCTTCATTTTGTGAAGAGTTTGTTACTCCTCCTGCTGTAGCTGTCATAGAATCCCCCATAGATCCTCCTACAGATGCTATTGATTGTGCAATGTTAGTTACAGATATTACATTTGTAACAATGGTTAAAGTATTAGCAACGGTAATGTTAGTTATACCATTTACAATAGCTGTAGTTACAGATTCACAAGGTGAGTTTGTGTTTTGTTGAGATACTGTATTTAACCAGTTGTCAAATACTCCCGAAGAAAAATCATTAGATGTAAAAGTGCTATGATTGTCGAAGTAACTTACCATTACCCCTCCACCAGCTGGTACGTAAATACTTTTTGATACTAGAGTGCAAGGGTCTTTGTAAGTATAAGTGTACTGACTCCAAGAAGTCAGGGCTGAAAATAGTGAGAATAATAGTATCCATTTTTTCATTAACTACGAAATATCCCCTTTTTAATCATTTTACTTACTACTCTTGAAGAAGCAGTTTCTAATGACTTTTTGGTAGATATTCCGATTGTTGATTGGTTAAATTTTATATCGTCGATTCCGTCTAGTAGATTAGCTTTCTTCACTGTAACCGCTTCACCAGATCCTGATCCAGTAATTATTTCACCAGTTTGTGCATCCACAAATCTTACTTGTAATCCTAATATTGTTTTTTGTTTTATTTCAATTCCGTTAGTTGCAATTTCTTCATCCTCACCTACACTAAAATCATATACTTCTATGTAAACGAAGTATTTTGCTAGAATTACATTTCCTTTAACAACTATTTCATTTGAAGAGATTCCTTTGGCTGATGCTTTATGTTGAGCAATCATTTTTTGTTTTATCTCTTCTTTATCTTCTGTGAATACAAATCTATCTGTAGATTCTAAATATTCAAGTACTATGTTAGCTACACCTAATCCTACTCTAGCGTCCTTTAATTCAGGATACATTTCATATAATTCTGCATTAATACCAATTTTTAATACAGATATTGGTATTTGAATAGTATCGGTATAATTAGATACAACTTCTAAAGACTGTTTCTTTTCAAAATCAGCCTTATACTCCTCAGTTTTAGTAGAGCCTATTTTTTGTGAATAGGATACTAAACTAAGAAATAAAGTTATAAATACTAATACGTTTTTTACCATGACTCTTCTTCTTTTTTAACTGGAGCAGGAGCAGGGGTTATTTGAGCTGGAGCTGATTGTTGCTTTACGTTATTAGAATTTGAATTGTTTGATTGTTGTTTTTGTTGGTTGGTGTTATTGTTTTCCAAATTAACATTAATAACAGGTGCAGCAGCTGGTGCTGCTACTTCGGTTTTTGGTTCTTCTTTATCTTCTGAGTGACCTCCAAATAAAGTTGTTGATACCCAAATACCTGCTCCACCGATTACTGTAGTTAGAGTTCCAATAATGGTTTTTTTCAATCCTGATAATCCACCTTCGTTGTTTGTTTCTTCTGACATAGTTTAATTTTTTATAATTTTAAATGTTTTTACAAATTTAGTATTTGTTATTTGTAATAAATAGACACCACTTGGGTAAGGGTGTAAGTTTTCTTGAATAAAATTATCTCCTTTTACAAAACGTTGTTTTTTGTTTTGTAAAACATTACCATTTAGGTCATAGACTATTATATTATAGTCTCCACTTACAGGAAGAGATAAATCTAATGTTACAGTATCATTTGTAGGTACAGGATATGCTCTACCATTAATACCGTCTTCATCTAAAGGAGCGGCATTTCTATTCATGTTAACATACCCATCTGTATTGGTTACAGCTATATCCCATCCTTGTACATCTCCCGCTGTCTTTCTTCCTACTGTTATAGGAGTTGTAGTCCAGTTAGGATTAAGTACTGTAAACTTCAATATAAATAGTTCTGTAGGGTTTGTAATAGAATATTGTCCATGTGTTCTATCATATCCTCCCCATCTTACTTTTCCATTTCCGGTATCCATTGTATAGGTTAACCAGGTTTGTGCTTTTTCAGATAAGATTATTTCTGAGAATTGTAGAATACTTTGATCATAATTTAAAGCAAACTCTAAACTCCCTAATACATTCCCGTTTGTTTGAATTGTTACAGGTAAATCAATAGTATTAGATGGAGACACTGTAATCCCAGGTACTTGAAATTGTACCTGAGAATATAGTGAATTTATTGATAACAGTGCTATGATTATATAGCGTAACATATTAATTACGTCCTGTTCCGTTTGCGTCTCCTAATACTAATAAATAATAATTAGCAGCTGTTGTATTATTGATATTAGCTGAAGTAAATGTTGATACCCCTGGTATTGTAGCTGATAAACTTGTTGTAGCAGCTGCAATTTGAGTGTATTGAGCTTCTGTAAAGAATAACACATCTGGGTTGTTTGGGTAAGTTGTTAAACCTTGAGCTAATCTAGAGAATACTGTATATGAATCTGAGATTGTAATTCCATTTGCTTGGTTAGGGTTAGCAGTATAGAATTGAGTTCCAGTTGGTGTTTGTAATCCTGTAGCAATTTGAGCCATCATATCAGCATCTGCAGCAGATAAAGCATCTGGAGCTGTAAGACCTGGATTTACTTTAACTCTAATTTGCCAGTAGTTCTGATCTAAGTTAGTTGTAAATGATGCTACTCCGGTTGTAGTTGCTGTGTTAACAGTTATTACATCTACCCAAGTTGTTCCATTTGAAGATTTTTGTAAAATAACTGGGACATTTTCAGCTGGGTTAGTGGGCGAATTTAAGAATGTAGCAGCATAGTTAAATACTGGTTCTGTAAATGCTCCACCATAATTTTGTAATCCTAATGTTGTATCAGTTCCATTTGCTAAAGTACCATAAGCAGGGTAAGCTGTTGCTCCTGTAAATGCCATAGCAGTCACTGCTCCATTAGTATAACCGGCTTTAAATGGTAAAGCTACATTAAACATTGCTCCATCAGCAATATTGAAAGCAGCATCTGCTCCCGTGTAAACCCACGTAACTGTTACATTTCCTTCAGTAGCATTTACTAATGTTTGAAAATAATTGTTTGTTTCGGCTCCAGTATAAGTTACTGTTGGAGAATCAAATACGTTTTTGTCGTACCAAAATCTGTACTGTAATGCTTTGATAGCTGTAGAACCAGCATTATCATAATAAATTGCAACGTTTGTAGGTGTTGCTCCTATAGGTGCTAGATTGTAACTAGCGTCAAAGATTAAGTAAGGCTTAGTAGCATCAGGTGCGGTAGTTTGTGTAAATCCTGTTAATGATACTAAAACCAAACTTAAAGCTAAAAGTAATTTTTTCATTTCTTTTTTGTTTAAGTAATTGTTAATTCAAAAACCAGGTGCTTTCGCACTTTCATGTCTATAGATAAATATAATAATTAATTACTATATCCAGTTCTTATTATATAAAAATTATTTTGTTGTCCATTCTGTACATTATCAATGGTTGCATTTAATGCTCCGAGATACTGTATTTTTAGGTTTAATGTTGAATTTTTTATATCAGACCACTGTGATGATGAGAATATTCTATAATTAGGTTGACTGTTACTCCAATTAGATAATGATCCTATTATTTTTCTATTAATTAAATATAAATCACTTACCGTAAATAGATTATTTTCATTTACATCTAATCTATAAAAATCTCTAGAATTAAAAGATTGATTTAAAATTTTTTGGTTAAATAAAACTATACTAGAGAAGGTAGGATTATTTACTGTTATTGGGTCTAATACTAATTGAAAGTTATATGAAGCAGCATTTAAATTAGTTGTTATTACATATCTACCATTAGCATCTGTATTGTATGTACCTAGTAATGTATATGTTGATGCACTGGTTAACTTGTAGTATAGTTTTACAGGTATGTTTGATATTCCTTGTTCTTCGCTGTTGTAAACATATCCTGAACAGTTGAATGGGTCTACAGCTCCTGTAATTGTTGTTCTAAAATCAAAAGTATTCCCATATGAATAATTACCACATATAGTAGGAGATGATGAATACACCATAATAAATCTCATATACACTGTACCATTGAATACTGTTGTAGGTACTGTAAATGTTCTATTGAATGTTTGAGTAG